GTAAGGTCGAGATCAAAGAAACCGATCTTGTTAAAAAGAATAAAATCAGGCTTTTTGCTATACCTCCTGCACACTTGCTCATGTCGCAGTTGAGATTTGGAAAAGGTCACTCATTATCGATAAAGGAATATCGATGGAGTGCATATGGTTTTAACCCCTATTGTGGGGGTGCTAATAATATGGCCCAAAGGCTGTTATCTAAACCAATAAGGTTGTTTTACGATGTATCTGGGTGGGACAAGTTTTTACCTGTTCTGCCTTATATCTACGCTCTCATTCGTAAGAAAATACCTGAAGCTCACATTCAAGAATTCAACTGGATGGCTGATAATACATGCACCCAAAACCTTAAGACGGTTTGGGGAGAAGTGTATAGTCGCCCCTACGGAAATGCGAGTGGCACAGGTACTACAACCCGTGATAACATTCTGGCCCATGTTATTATTTTGAGCGATGCGTTAATCAAGGCTTATTACGCCAAATTTAACTCGTATCCAAGCGTTCAACAGATCAGAGATCAAGTTGTATTTCTTTTCGGGGACGATTCTATCATGGCTCTTGACGCCGATTTTGACTATGTTTTGAAAGAGAACTTTCTTTCAGATCATTTTTCATCATACGGTATGACTTTAAAGTTCATGCATGGTGGAATTGATTTTCCTCTTGAGAAGATGCAATTTCTTGGTTTTAATTTCATTAACAAAGGAGGTAAGTATTTACCTCTTTACGATGTTCAACGTTTGGCTGCTTCATTGATTATTAAAACTGGGTCCGACGAACGTAGCATGTATTTATCCAAATTATTTGCTATCTACGTAATGTCATGGCCCACACCGCATCACGATCTCTTTAAGAGATATGCTAGGGAATTTGTCGCACAAGTATTTAGAGTGGACATCCCCAAAGAAGATTCGACTCTCATCTCCCTTATAAACAGGGATGACGTGATGGAGTCTTTTTTTCTTTGGATGGGAGAATAACGACGCCGAGTTTCCATTTTTCTCGGCTTCACTGGCGGATGGAGGATTTAAAATTCTCCGTGATGTCTCTCTCTAAACACAAAAATCCCGTAAGCGCAACTAAACAAATGATCAACGATCTTGTCGTTGGTAGGATCATAAGCGAACCAGGTGGTAAGTGGATGACTTTAGCTCTTGACCCTTATCATGATACACCTGTTGAAGATTTTCACGGTGTGCCCGATCAAGAAGTAGGTAAGTCTGTCTGTTATGCTGTTACCCAAGAATATCAGATATCTAAAAACAACTCTCCGGTCGCATTGCCCCCTGGCAATTGGTCGTGTAGGGTTGCTTCCTTTCCCATTATCACCCCGTTCGATGTAAAAGATGGTCTCTTTTATGGCGATGTCGTCACCCAATCAACCACAGCTCATCTTCTTAACCCCGTTCAAGTTAATTATGCTGTTGATGGTGCTAACTTCCCTGACACTGCCGTTCCTGGATTGCCCGGAAACCCCCAAGGTTGCTCTTTACCTTCCATACACACTAAAGGTATCATTAAAATAGCCGGTTGTGGTATTGAAATTGTTAATACTACCGCCCAAATAAACCTTCAAGGTTTGATGTCTATGTGCCGTATGTCACAACCCGATGCAGAACCATATCACACTTACGTTGCATTGACTTCTCCCGCTAATGCGTGGGGAACCACAAGTGTAACTCCAATAAGAACTGTACCCAAGAATCTTTCTGAAATGGCTCTTTACCCTGGCTTCGCCCAGGATCTCGCTGCTAACGGTTACTACGCTCCCGTTTTCTTAAAAGTGGATCGTCATCTTCATTACCCGACCCCCACAGGAGGTCTCCTTTTAACTGAAGATCCCGCAGGCGGACCGGTCGATGTGCTCACCCCGATCCCCTGTTATTCAAACTCATTGTCATCATTCTTAGTCCCAGGCAACACAACGCCTTTTTACACTATGCGAAACTGCCCAATCTTCAATCCCTCTGATAGTAATGTGGTTATCTTCTCTGGTTTATCCGAGGAGACAACTCTAACTCTTAGAGTAAGGTGGATTGTTGAGCGTTTCCCCAGCGACTCAGAATCGGAATTACTCCCAATTGCTACTTCTACAGCCCCTTTTGACCCTGTAGCCCTCGAGATTTATTCTCGGGTTACCTCAAAACTCCCAGCTGGTGTTCCCTTCGGGGAAAATCCTGCTGGAGAGTGGTGGTCTCATTTACTCGGCTCCATAGCAGAAGTTGTTGGCCCAATCATCTCAATGATTCCTCATCCTTTAGCCAAAGCTGCTGGCGTCGCTATCACTGGTAGTGGTGCCGCTTTAAACCGATACACGGATGACAAGACGGATATGCGTATGATAAAGAATGCTTCTGGATACTATGGCGATAACGCTAGAAAGAATATGTATGGAAAAGTTGTCCCCGTCGATAGATCAAAACCGATGAACCGTAGATATCCTAAAAGAAAGAAGAAGCAACCAGCCGTCAATTCAATTGAACCCATCAAAGGTCCTGTTCCCCGCAAGAACAAGTGACTTGTTCAGTTGCTTCTGGAGAAAACCATGATCAAAAATCCCGATGGCGTCGGAAACCGCCACAGATTGACACTGTATAACACACCGCAAGAGGACGAATTGCGTGGAAGTAATAACCAGGTTTGATATAATACCCAC